ACAACGTTCAAACGAACTACGTACAGAACTGGAACAGGCAAAAGCAACAGCAGCAGAAACAGCTGAACCAACAGGAACAGGAGACACTTTACCGAAAGACGGCGGAGAAATTCCGCAAAACTCCTAACGAGGTACCAGAGTGGAACTAAAACAACTACATTAAAAAGAGAGCTTTAGCTCTCTTTTTTTATGTAGTAAACAACCGAAGGGCGTTAGCGCGCATATACTATACTTGATATATATATGCGCAATGACACCAATAGCAAAAAAACAAACGACGACGATTAACGACGACGAATAAAAAAAGGCTATGTGTCAAACAAAGCAAAAAAAAACATATATTGTACCAACAATAAAAAAATAACCACGATGGATACAACAAGAAAAAAACTATTAACCCTCTTAGGAGCAACACAAGCAGTAATAGATAAAAAACTAATAATATTAGAGCGCACAATGCATTACGATAACAGTACTACAGGCGATTTAATATGCGGAGAAAGAGTCTATGAAACTATAGAATTACCAAATAGAAACAATCAAAAAAATATCAGTAGAATTCCACCAGGAACGTATACATTCCAAAAAATAATACGAGACAGTAACAAACAAGCAGCTCTCTGGATAAGAGGCGTAAAAAACAGGTCAGAAATTCTAATACATACAGGAACAAAACCAACAGATTCAAAAGGTTGCATACTTATTCCCAACTACATGGAATTCCACAAGCATGTTGCAAACAAAGGAATATTAACTATAACAGAGATATAAATGCCAGCACCAATACCAGCATATTTAGGACAAGCTGCACTACAAGAAGGCAGCAATCTAATTTCATTTAACAGACAAAAAAAATTCTGGCAAGACAGATACGACCAGGCATCATATCCAAATCAAGTATCATTAATGAAAAAAGCAGGTTTGAACCCTGCATTAATGTACAAAGGTGGCGGAGGAGCTCCAAGTATTGGAGGTGCACCAGAACACAAGTCAGCAGATTATCAAACGAGCAATTTAGCACAAACAAGCGCACAAGTACAGAAGTATGAAACGGAAATGGCGTTATTAAGAAAGCGTACTATAACAGAAGGTTTCAAAAGTAAATTAACAGCCTTAGAAGGAGAAGCAAAGAAGAACTTTGTAGAAACAAGCAAACAATTATATACTGCAGAAATGAACTTAGCAGAGCAAAGAACATTATCAGCAGAAATAGATAATTATGTAAAAGACCAATCTAAAAATGACCTTATACAACAAGAGGCACAAAAACTAAAAAACCTTAAAGCAGTATATGATTTAACTGGTAGCCAAAAAGATTTAGCCAATGCACGAGCTGCATTAGCAACATTCGAAAAAGATTTCATGTCAGCTACCGGACTTAAACCAGGAGGATTAGAAGGTGTATTAGGTAGAATAGTAATGGAAATTATGGGTATAGAAGAAGAAGGAGGTTCAAAAGAAAAACCAGAAAAACCCACAGTAGAGGAACAGATTAAAGAAGCTAAGTCAAAAGGGCAACATTTAAAAGCTGCACAACTACGGAACACAGAAGAATGGAAACAAAACCAAAGACGAGTAAATAGAGGTTTTGGAAAAAGAGAAAGTTATTTAATAGGAAAATACTAAACAATGGATTACAGTAAAGCAGCGGGTAACAACCCTAAATACAACACATTCGATTTATCACACGATAAACGATTATCACTAAAAATGGGAGAAGTCATACCAGTTATGGCGATGGACGTATTACCAGGAGATAAATTCACAATAGATACAAGCTATCTAACAAGGTTTTTACCTTTAGTAGCTCCAGTAATGCACAACGTAAAAGTAAAAGTTCGTTATTTCTTCAGTCCAAACAGATTAGTATGGGACGATTGGGAAGACTTTATAACAGGCCCAGAAAGTGCAACAGATACAACAGAACCAACTCACCCATATTTAAATATACCAAGTGCACCAAGTTCATTAGCAGATTATTTAGGAGTAAGCACCAGTACAGGAGGAAATCAGACAGTAGAAGTAAATGCATTACCATTCGCTCACTACCACTTTATATGGGAAGAATATTTTAGAGACCAAAATCTACAAGACCCAACAAACAACTGGAAATTATTAGGTGGAGCTGTAACAGGTAGCCAAAAAAGTGCATTACAAGCAACTAAACCAGTAGCATGGCAGCACGATAGGTTTACAAGTGCATTACCATTCACACAGAAAGGGCCAGAAGTAACATTACCAAGTGTCACAAATGATATTAATGTACAATTTGCATGGGCAAGTACAGACCTAGTTAAATCTTCAACAGGAGCACAAGCATCAGGATTATCATTACAAACAACAACCGGAGGATATTTAGAAACGGTTGATTTAGCCGGTAATAAATTAGGAGCAAGTATAGACAATTCAGCAAATCTATATGTACCAAAAGCATCATTTAACGCAACAGTAAACGAATTACGCGAAGCATTTGCAATACAAAAATGGTTAGAACTTAACGCACGAACAGGTAACAGATATGTAGAACACATTCAAGCACACTTTGGAGTTAAACCACAAGACGCGCGATTACAGAGACCAGAAGAATTCGGAGGTTCAGTATCAACAATTCAATTCAGCGAAGTATTACAACAATCGCAAAGCACAACAAGCGGAGCAGATGCATCCCCATTGGGTACAATGGGAGGACACGCATTAACAGCATCAGGTAGCCGTAAGTCATCATACTATGCACAGGAACACGGTTGGGTATTCGCATTCATGTATATAGTACCAGACACTGCATATTTTCAAGGTGTACCAGCTAAATTTAGCAAAACAGACCGTTACGATTACTTCCAACCACTATTAGCACATATTGGAGAACAACCAGTACTTAAAAAGGAACTATACGCAGATGGTGGTGTACAAGACGAACAAACATTCGGTTACTTACCTATTTACGATGAATATCGACACGAACAAAACACAGTACATGGTTTACTAAAAAAAGACCAGGCACAAGGCGGATTAGATTATTGGCACTTAGGTAGAAAATTCGCAACACGTCCACAGCTTAACGATGCATTTATTGAGTGTAACCCAAGCAACCGGATATTTACAGCCATTAACGATAGCGAACAAATTATAGCTCACGTTTATAATAAAACGATTGTGCAACGAAAAGTACCTTACTACGGTACACCAATGGGAATATAACCACCACTTTAATAACCAGACAAAAACAATTATTATGTCTAAAGTAAGAAATGCAACAGTAGCAAATTTGACCTTTGTTATAGGTCAATTAGAAGAGTTAAAAAGCAATGTGAACGACACAATGCGTTATATTAAACAAAACGGCAAAGAATGGGATACAAACGAAGAGGAGGATTCAAAAAACGAGTCCGAAAAGGAAAGCGAAGAAACAGCGCAATAAACAGCGCTCGACTTAGCAGAGGCGGTATAAGACTATCATAGATGTGTCTAACTCCCATGACAATAACTCGAGATATTAATAGTCCAACAGGCTCACGAACTCGAACAGTAGGTTGTGGTAGATGTGTACCATGCCTTCGAAAAAAACAGATAGACTGGTGTTTTCGATTAGGCAAAGAATTAAACAATGCAGAAACAGCGTGTTTCCTTACTTTAACATATAACGACGAGAATCTACCTTATACGGATGGTGGTTATAGTTTATTAAGGAAAGACTTTCAGAACTTTATGAAAAGGTTGAGGAAACACGCAAATAAAACTAAAATAAAATATTACGCCTGTGGCGAGTATGGAGACAAAACAGAAAGACCACACTACCACGCAATAGTATTTAACTTACCAAGACCGTTTGAAAAATTCGTCCAAAAAGCATGGAAATTTGGACACATACATATTGGAACAGTAACAGAGGCAAGTATATTCTATACAACAAAATACGCACTTAAAGGATTAAGGCGTAAAAACAGCTGGGAATATGATGAGCGCGGACGCGAACCACAATTCCAGCTCATGAGCAATGGATTAGGTAAAAGCTATAATAATGAAGCGATAATAGATTATCTTAGGATTAATGGTACAAAACTACTTACATTACCAGGAGGTAATAAGAAAAAACTACCACGATATTACGTGGATAAAATGTTCACAGACCCAACAGAAAAGGCACTTTGGACAGCAGCAGCTAATACACAGATTAAACCTGATATTGATTATGCTGATTTAGACGACCAGCATAAAATGGATTTAATCAAATTACATCAGTACAGATTAGAACGAGATATAAAACGAAAAGGCGGCACAATATGACAGCAAAAAACATTAAAACAATTTTCCTTATCTTAAAGGAAATTATAATATTAATTAAACTACTCTCAGATGAGTGGGAAAAACAAGAGACAAATGGCGAAATTCAGAACTAACTATACAAAACATAAAAGTATGGGCGAAGAAAATTATAGCCCATCTAAAACAATGCCAGATATGCATAACGACCCTCGTACTGTTATTGAAAATCATGTACGCGGTATTAACCCGATAAACGGAGCAATCTTGGATAACCAGAAATATTACGGAGATGCAATATTACCGTATAAAAAAGATTTAACATACGAAGAATTAAGGTTACAACGTGAAGCATTACAACAACGTTCAAACGAACTACGTACAGAACTGGAACAGGCAAAAGCAACAGCAGCAGAAACAGCTGAACCAACAGGAACAGGAGACACTTTACCGAAAGACAGCGGAGAAATTCCGCAAAACTCCTAACGAGGTACCAGAGTGGAACTAAAACAACTACATTAAAAAGAGAGCTTTAGCTCTCTTTTTTTATGTAGTAAACAACCGAAGGGCGTTAGCGCGCATATACT